CTTGAGAGCCAGTTCCTCTCCAATGCAACCAGCCAATAGAATCATACGTGCTTCCATATGCTTGGTTCCTTTGCATAGTGCATTGTAGAGAGCAACGTGTGTCCATTGTCTTGGACATGGTGCAGCTAAATGTGATTCTGCTGCATCCTTATCTAGGTATTCAGGAGCATTCCTAATGAACGCGGATACCATTGAACGCTCTTGTGGAATGTGAGCAGTCCATGAAGAATCAAACTCAACAACATCCATGTTCTTGAATCCAGACTCGTGACCATCGGCCCAAGCATTGGCATCTGTATCAGCATCGATACAGCAGACACGCTTTCTTACCGGGATTGCCATGGCTCCACCAGTAGTAGAAATCTCAGGTGGATTCCCAGCCCCACATAGTGCAGTCAATAGTGGGAGTTGTTCGATTCCAAATGTCTTTCCACATAGGACAGGATGTACTGCACGTTGGACAGAAGGAACGAGGTCACAGATCTCATCAAAGAAGACAATGCATGAACCCTCGGGCAAGTCCAGAATGGCACGGACATATGCATCTGGATAGAAACGCATGGTTCCAGTTGTATGGTCGGGCACACCGTAGCCTGAGATATCTTCAGCGCACTTACCAGACATTTCAAACCCAAAGAGCTTCTTACGCATGGCTTTTGCGATGGCCTTGGTAACTGCAGTTTTACCAATGCCAGACCTCCCAATAAGAATGATGGGTGGAAGCTCAGGATGATGGAACTGTCCGATAATCCCAATCTGATACGCAAGTAGTTGGTTCTTGTTCACTTTACTTTCCTTTAGTTTGTTTGTTTAGTTGTGGAGTGGGGTCAGAAGAAACCAACCCCACAGTCCAATGTGCTCTGTTTGACGTCACCTGTCAAATAAATCGTATTTCCTCATACATTTCAGGTAGTTACAGCGACGACCAAAAACTGTCCGCGGGGCGCGTTTCGCTAAGTACCTGAAATCACTGCATTTTCGGCCATGGCCCTCTGCGGGCAGCCCCAATATAAGATTTCAACTCTAAACAGGGACTATTCCCTCGCAATACTGCAGCCATAGATTAGCACTGATACATAGCCGCCAGTATTAGCGCTGATACGTTGGGGGCAATAGTTGGGGCGTGTCTGGCTGCTAAGCGCCCACCGATAGCGCCATGCCCCCCCGCACGAGGCGCGGAGCGTTACCACGACGGGGTCACAGCCAGCTGTATTTCCTCGCCTATTTGATGATAGGTCTGGCTTAGTGCGTCACCACCGCCGGGTTGCGTTACCACCCCCGAGTGTTCGTACTTTCTTCCCCTTCCCTGTTGCTTCCTACCGCATCCTCCTTGGGCAGAGAAGGGGGGAGGCCACCTCTCGGTGACCCCCCATCTCCTCTAAACATCTACATCATTCTCCCTGTCGTACTTCTCTATAAGCTGCCGGATATGTTCTTCTGCTTGCGTCCGACAGATCATTTCGATTTTGCTTAGGATCTCCCTACGACGGGCAGCTTGCCTGTCCTTTGGGTCACATCCACACATCGCCCCTCCAGCGGCATAGTGTCCACTAGTGACTCGTGTGTTGAGCTTACAAATAGGGCAGTGTCCATTGGACATAGTGTCCTCCTTTCTCGGGTTGTGTGGGGAGCGGAGCATCATGCCCCGCCCCCCTTGGTTGCATCTATCGATGCGGGTGTGATTGAAACTGAATCGAGCCAGTCTTACTGAACTGTCCCAGCTTCCAATCAGTGAAGCAACCGCTACACACCTTGTACCCATTGATGAGCATCCACGTATCCGGTGGATACCAGTGCTCGCAGGGTCGCTTGGGGTGTAGCTGCTGCCTCTCTATGTACTGTGCAATATGTTTGAACATATGCCACTCCTATGGGGCCTAAGCCCCGGCTTATCCCTGCGGTATTGCAGGGAAGGCAAGGGAGAGGGGAGTAGGGTGTTATCCCTACTCCCCAGCGCTCTATAGAATCAGTAGTGCAAGTAGCAGTATGATCCAGAAGAGCGCCTCACGGGGTGGGGTGCTATTCAGCATCGGACGCCTCCTCGCCGTCCTCCTCACTCTCGGATGACTCATCATCATCCTCTAGCTCAGCCTCGACCTCATCATCGTAGGCTGCCATCTCCGCCTCGACTTTCGCCTTGGCTTCTGCGATGGCTTGCGCCTCCCGCATCTTCTTGAAGGCGTCTCGGTCGAACCGAGCGTATTCGAACGCCGGGTCATCCTTGACCTTCTTGATGGCTGCGGAGTAGCTTGACGCCAGTTCAACCTCACCGTTTGCACCGAGTTGGATTTTGAGGTTCCCCGTAGGGTTACCGTCCTTGTCCATCTCCTGGACACAAGGGATAAGGCCTTGGGTTTCGGAGTACTTAGTACCCTTCTTTCCTCGTCCCTCCTTGCAATCCTGCTTACGGGTGTGGGTTGTACAAGCGCTGAGCGCCGTGATCGTCCAAGTGGCGGGTTTCGCCATTTGAACCTCCTTGTGGCCCTATTGGGCCGTGTATCCCAGTCGACATTGACTGGGAAAGCCTTAGGAGTTTTGCCCTTCGCGTTTCTGAGAGCCGGGTCAGCCGGGTCTTGGGTACTCAGAAGAGGACTATTGAGATTTGAAAGAGCGTCGGTGCCAGCCATCGTTGCTGGCCCCCCTTTAAGAACCCGTTTGACGGCACCCGGCAACCAACTATTTTCAACTATTCGAGAAGTGCTTGATATTGCTACACTTTTCCGACCCTCCATTCGGAGCCTTGACGTCACCTGTGTCTACCAGGTGAACACCCTTTGACCTTTCTCCCCTCAGCGCTGAGCGAAAATAGCCGTTCTCCCCTCCCTCCAGGGGCCACCCCAGCCCCCCCCAGTGCAGTCCCTCGACGGTCGTCATGCCACGAAATCGGCCCCCGCAAAGAAGCATCCCCCTTTTTTCGTCCCCCCAGGCTTTCCTGGGGAGTCTCTTTCGAATACAATTAGTTTTGCAAAATGACTGACGCCACATGCACGAAGAAAGGTGGGTACACGCATTGGCTGTTGCACTCGGCTGAAATCCCGAGGAAGCAGTTCAATCAGAGTAATCTCAGCTTCTACCACCTAGCGCTGGCTTTCGGGTTCTGTACTCCGTACATGCAGGATCAGAAATCATGGCGAATGGTGTCAATTCCCCAGTTTCAGGCCGCAATGCGTAATCTGAGGTGGGCGATTTGGAGGGATCGCAGGATTCTGCACGGGGTCTACAGTAAGGCCATGTTCGTGGCACCAGAGAAGTGGCCTAAAGATGTTAGGGAATCATTCAGATTGGAGGATCCGCCCACGCCCTATGAGGTCGCATGCGTACTCTTAGTTGAGCCCCACGCTAATTTCTGGTCGCTGCACGTAGGTGCGCCCAAATATGTTCAGTGTGCGCTGTCTACCCTGAAGTGGTGGCTGATGGGAATGCCCGAGGAGGCTTTATCAACTGTCCTGGGCGTAGGGGGGAGCGCGTTACATGAGATCCTGGCTATCGCTGTCAAACACGCTATGGACAAGCCGAAGTTTGCAATCTGGGCGCTTGGTGGAAGCCTGATTCCGGTGTGTACGAACAGAACCATGCTCCAGGTCGCGGAATCTTTCGTGCTGGGAAAGTCTCTCCCTTCTCACTCTAAGGGCAGCGGCGCAACGCAACAGGCGCGAACAGCACAGAACCGTCTTTTCAATCACCCATATGTACAAGCTCAGCTTAAATCTGGTGTACGTATCGGACCATTGTGTCGACCACTCTTTCTTTCGGGCATCGTTTGGAATTCTTCGGCGGATAAAAAACAATGGGAAGTCTCAGAAGATCGTGGAGCTAAACAGATTCTAAAGGTTCGGACGCAGATTTCCAAGTATCCTGAGCAACATCCTGAATGGTTAGATCTTTGAGTACCCCTTCGGGTCAAAAAGGGAGGCGCGGAGGGAGTCAACTATCTTATTAGACACAACTGCAGGGGAAACATCCGTTATACTGGATGCATGGACAAAAAAGAAGATCTTGTGCCCATCGAGGAATCCGCTGCGCTAACTCGCGTTTCTACCACACTTCAAAAGAAGAAGGTACGCGAGTTGAATGACATAACGGACTTATGCGCTGACGCGATGACCGCAATTGTCAAAAAAGAAATGTCTACTGGCGTTGCCAGAGAACTCCGCCAGTGGGCTGAACTTATGTATACTTGCGTTCAGGCTCAGCGTGTTTCTGGTGAGGGTGGTGGTGTGAACTTCGTTACTCAGCTAATTCAGATGAATGGCGCAACAGAAGAAGCCCGTGAGCGTGTTGAGGAAGTTTTCGACATTAAGGATGTTGGCTGATGGCTGACGAGAAGAAAGGAGGGCTTAGCGGTCGGAGGAATTACTCCTTAGAAAAAACGCCATCTCGCGCAGTACAAAAACGAGAGCTAGAGAAGAATGCTCGGTCATGGCAGCCACTGAAGAAGTCTAAGGTCGGATCCAAGCAGAAAGGCTATTGGTATACATTGGATGCTGAGGAGTATCGACGAGCATTTCCGCACAAGCCTCATAGTGAGTGGCCGCCACGGCTTATCAATGACTATGGTAAACCGGCGTTTTCACAGCAATCCATGCACTACAACCCAGAGGAACGATACTCTGGCCGCAAGGTTGAATATCCTACAGCAGAATCTCTCCGAAAAGGTCTAAATCCAAAGCTGCACGCTCTTACAGAAAGTCTGATTGATGTTGATCAACAGATGCGTCCAACTCCCACTACGCCCACTGATCTGAAGCCAATTTCAATCCAGCAGCATCTTAGGCTTGTGGATGAAGCTAAGCTGCGCTCCGCACTGCCTGGGGTTGTTCGGCCTGGGTATAATTACTATCTCCATGTAGCCGGTCCACATTCAGCAGCTCTGGTAGAGAAGTCTGGACTGTTCTCAATAGATCCTCCATTCCTGACTGGTCCTTGGAATGTACAGCAGCGCACGGGGATGAGGGTGGTAAGCGAGATTTATGAGAAAGGTAGGGAGACAGGGATTATTGAGCCCGAGACTACATATCATTCTCGATATGGGCGAGGGGGTAGAGCTTACATCATTGAACTCCCTGAGAAAATGTCTCTTGATGAGCTTTTTCCCTTTGTCGAGGGAGATGAACCTTGGCTAAAAGATGCCCCTGAAAAATGGCGTCATTATGTCGAGGATCTTCCCTATGATGAGAAAACAGAGTCTGGAGGTCGTTCTTACTATCGAGACTATCAAGAGAAAGCTCGAAAGATGGGGAAGAGGATAGAAAAAGCCATAGCTCGTCGTGCAAGGTATGGAGAGGCTGCTGGAAAAGAGTGGGCAGAACTGATGACAGAACGGTACGGTTCGCCACCATGGTATGGCAAATCAAAGTATCTAAACGCCATCAGGGTTCCGCCCGAGAATATCGTTGGGTTTGTCGAGGATGGGAAATTCAATCCTCTACCTGAAGCTGCGGAGCGTACCGGAAAACAAGTTCTCAAGTCCCCTACGCTTATGTCACGGTTATCTCGCACTGCTGCTGCTATTCCTGGTGCTATTGCCAAGGACGCTAAGATATTCGCCAGAAATATGCCTGCTGCTGCAGCCGGGGCATTGTTTTATGAGCTGCTGCCTCCCATCGGTGGAACACCTTTTGGGACAGCTTTCTTGTCAGCCACGACTCCGAAGGCTGGTGAGGGCTCTGATCTTGCTGATGAAAGAGCAGCTTCGCGCCAAGCGAAGGCTCGTGAGGAAGACTACTGGTCTACCCACACACCAGATGTTCAGCAGATGTCTCTCCCCGAACAACTTCGATACGAGGAGTTCCAGGAAGAGGAAGCTCCAAAGAAAGAGGCAACTTTGTATGAGCAGACTTTTCCCCTTACATCTCAGGCTACATCTGAGTTTGAATTCCCTATTCATCCGACCGGACAACAACGCCAGAAAGATAGGCTGAGCGCAGTAGAAGAAGCTGTTAGGATGGATCAGCTTAGGAGGAAAAAATAATGGCCAAAGATCGTTGGTTTGTAATCCCTTCGGCTCTAATGACCGATGCTGAGAAGCGATGGTTCAAGGCAATGGTTGGGGGAAATCTGGATGATCTGGCAGAGGCTGGAGTCAGGATCGCTGATGACGGTATCTACTTTAAGGACCGGCAAAAAGCCCATGATATCTTTGAAGAAATAGTTGCAATCACCCAAGGAAGCTACGGACCTCCTCCTGGTGGACCTGATATGCGAATACCCCCGGCAATTGATAGCGGGAAGTTCATGGACAGGGCGATGGAGTCTATAGGTGGACCCCCCAAGCCATCTCCTAAAGATCTACTTGGATTTCAACTGGATCCAAGCACACCACTTGATGAACTCTCTGATGATGCGCTTTTTAGTATGGATGATCCACCCGTCAAGGGATCTCCAGGAGCCCAAGGGGATGATCCTGAAGTAAGAAAAACAAGAACAGAGTGGAATAAGCAGCTTCTTGAAGAGGGGAAGCTAAAGCGGATCGGTAAGAATGATCTCGCTCAGATAGATGGAATGATTCAAATGCGGCGTACTCTGGGCATGAATTTGGGTAGTGGGGCAGATGAGGCTATGGATTTTATCCAGCAGTCGATGGAGGTACTCAAGAGGGTATGGACTGAAAACCCAGAAGAATTTCTTACTGAGGGTCCAGATGGTATCTCTCAAGCAGACATGGATGCATGGTTAGAGAAGATGCAAAAACATGGAGAGTATGAGTACAAGCATCTATCTCCCGAATCTCAGCAGGTTAGGGCTCATTGGGGATTTGGTCAACCTGGAGACGTTCGCCGGTTCCCAGTAGAGGAGAGGAGGCTTCAAGTTGAGAATGATCGGAAGCAGGACCGGATAAATAAACTTGGTAAAGAAGCGCAAGAAGCGCAAGCAAAATATCAAGAGGAATTCCGTAAAGCAATTACAGAGATGAAGAAACCGGGCCTACGCGCAGCTACCCTCAAGGGTGTTTTTAAGAAGCTTGGAGTACTAAGCGCAAAGCTGGGTGGTGCCGGTACTGCTATTGATATTCTTTGGCCCTCTCAGCTTGGAGGAGACGATCCCTATTCATCCCACGGGAGTATGACTGGAGTTCCCAAAGGATGGACTGGTCCTGAGTGGAGAGAGCGTCAAGAGCGGGATGTAGAGGGAGCAGACTGGCTAGCTCAACAGCCTGGATATGGCGATACCCCTCCATGGACCAATGTTCCTTCTCGCCCTAGGGATCCTGAGGCGTATGAAATGCTTGCTCCTGGACAGCAGAAGCAAGAAGATCGACTTTCAGCAGCAGAAGAAGCTGTTAGAATGGATCAGCTTAGGAAGAAACCGATTGAATTGTTAGAGAGGTAAGAATGGCTGGAGATTACACACAGCAACGACATGCAGCTGCAGCAGAAGCAGTTCAGATGGGTCAAGTTCTGAAGGATCTTCAGATGGCTGAGGTAGGATTGTATCGAGAGCTTAGTACTGAGCAAGATCCAATTCGGATCCAGCAGCTTATGGAAGAATTGAAGGATATCCAGAAGGCAATTAAGCAGGCTCAGAAGGCTGCTATGAGCCCAGAGGGGGCGCAGGAAGAAGGTGCAATTGAGGCTCCTCCCCCTGAAATGGCTCCAGCACCTGCAGGACCACCACCTGGAATGGCTCCTGAAATGGCCCCTCCTCCTGTGATGCCGCCCGAATGAATACTGCCCAGCAAGTTCTGGATTTTTTACGGTCACCAGAGCAGTGTCTCCCAAAGCTGGGAAAAGTGCATGACCAGAAGACTGGTCAGTTTGTTCCGTATGACCCATGTCGAATTACGAATAAAATGCAGGCAGATATCCTTGCTTATGCAACGAACCCACCAAGAACAGCAGATGGGCAGACACGATTCCTGACTCTTCTGACGGCTCGCCAGATGGGAAAGTCGCTGACTTCAGAGTATGCATGCTATCCGAAGGCTGCATTTAATCCTGGATGGGATCATGTGTGTATTGCGGATACCAGTGACCGTGCTGAGTATTTGCATAAGCGTGTTCACCATCTCCATGGGAATTGGCCGACTGAGGTCCGAACTCGGACGATGGTTAGTCGAGAAAGTCGGCAGTTGACGTTTCGGCCCTTAGAGGGCGGGAAGATGCGTATTCTGTCAGCAGAGGCAGGGGCTGTAGGTATTGGACAGTCTCCTGACAGCTTCCATGCTTCAGAGTGTGCATTCTGGGCAGATTTCTCGGGATCTATGTTTCTAATCAATCCAAGTCTTGCAAATCGCGATCATGCCATAGCAATCTTTGAATGCACGCCTTGGGAAGCAAGGACAGACTGGCATGATCATTGTGCATCTGCCAAGAAGGGAGAGGGTCGCCATTTCTACAAATTCTATCCATTCTGGGATGGCAAACTCAATCGACGCCGCTGGGAGTTTGATTGGGTCTTAGACAATGAAGAAATTGGACTTTTGAATCGGTATGGGGGAGAAGGCTTATCCTTGGAGAACTTAGCTTTCCGCCGATTTATGATGGAGACAGATTCAGAGCTTAGGCGTCGTCCTGATCTATTCGGGGTCTTCTATCCCTATGATGACTTGAGCTGTTGGCTACAAGCATCAAACGCTGCGATTCCTAGCCATGCTCTAGAGAAGCATCTTAAGAAGTCTATGCCTACCTGGACTGCTCCATATATGGAATATGAGCAGCCAGAAGCTGATGCAATCTACGTAATTGGCGTTGATCCTTCTGGACACTCAGCCCGTGATCACGCTGCATTCCAGGTACTCAAATGCTGGGATGGTGAGTGGACTCAAGTTGCTTGCTTCGCAGACCATATCGATCCGCTCGCATTCTCTCGAAAGCTTGCTGATGTGGGATTGAAATACAATCGGGCTCTAGTTGTTGTAGAGTCAAATGGTGTTGGCCAATCTGTCCTCGCTTTGCTACGAGAGTGGGACTATCCAAATCTTTTCTTTGAGAAGGTTCGTCGTCCAGGATTTACTTCTACCTCAAAAAGTATAGACTTGTGCTTGGGTTATCTGGTAGATGCTCTTCTAGATGAGCTAGACTTCAACGATAAAGATACGGTGGAGCAATTGACGACATATCGTCATGACAAGCGGATTGAAGAAGGGGCTGGGCCAGAGATTGCCCGTGGTCAGCCTTCTCGCCGCCGTAGAGATCGTCACCACTGGGATAAGGTCAGTGCTCTGATTATGGCGATTGTTGGTGCGAGATACGCGCCACGCCGCCACCGCCCCGTTATTGATGAGAACGGGGAGAATGTAATCGTGTTTCGCCCACTCACCTACGATGAAAAAACAGCTCTTCACCGGAAACGGCGGAAGCGTAGTAAATACTGGATTTAACTTATGGCTTCTTCATCTACTCTGACTACCAACTCCATGGCGTACAATGTCTTTATCGAGACTGATTTGGAGGGCACTCTAATCGAAGATATTGGCAATGGGTCTGTTACGATCTATTCCATGCATCTGAATAATGCCGCTAATGCAGGTTCGGTCTACGTGAAGTGCTACAACAATACGAGTGGTGCATTGGGGACAGATAATCCAGAGCTTATCTTCCGCTTGTTCGGTACTCAGGTTCTTGATGTAGTCTTTCCGACTGGATTGACCTTTGCGACCGGTCTTTGCATCGCATGTGTAGATACAGTTGGGACAGCTGGTACTAACAATCCTGGTAGTGCAGTGATTGCTCGACTGGTGACTTCTTAAGGGGATAATGACTCATGGCAACTACTAAGTTCACTTTTCAGACGAACGCTGCATCAACCGTAATTACGGATACCGACAGTGATATAACTGTTGAAGCCAATGTGGCTTCCGGTGGCGGGAATATCTTGCAGGTGACTATCGATAACTCTGCGAATTCTGTTCCCCATACGACTGTGTTCTGGGACCGAACTGATGCTCCAACTTATGATGCTCCTAGTTGGGGTGCTGGTCCTCACGTATGTCTCTTGGCCCCAGCTAGTACATCCCAAACGTATGTATTCCCTCAAGGAATCAAGTTTGAGAATGGGATTACCTTTGGTACGTCAACTGCGGGTGGTACGCAGCGGGGTTCGGCCCCATCGAGCAATGTGACTGTTACTTTGATGATTGCTGCTGCTGACCTCGCAACTACGCCGTAGGAGATCTCATGGCTCTTTATAGTAGAGATGATGATAATAAGAAAGCTGCTCGCAAAGCGATTCGCCAGGGGAGGCAGGATGCGCGAAAAGCGGGCCGTCAAGCTCGTGATGAGACGCTGGCTGCTGGTGGAACTCGTAAGCAAGCTCGCGCAGAGAAGCGTTTGGCTAGGGGTAGTGCGCGTGAGTCCTCGCCAGAAGATGAGAAGCAAAAAGCCGATCTGACAAATAAGATCACTATTACTTACAAGAATCACAAGAAGAAAAAGAAGTAATGCTCGACGCTAAAACTCTAACTTCGATTATTGAAGCCCATGTAACTCGGGCTCAGAAAGAGCATCCTACTTGGGATAAGTGGCGTGCTTGGTATCGATCTGAGTTTTGGGGGGATGCTAGCTTTTCTAATGAGGATCAGCTTCTCGTAGAGAACAACTACCTCTATTCGTTCTGCGATACGATGGTAGCTAGTGTTACTCCACCTAATCCACGGGTGACATGCGTATCTCGCCGTAATGACGATGAATCTCGTATGGCGGCTAAGTATAGAGAGTCATTGGTAAATGATGTTCTCTATCGGGTATCTGCCCATAATACGCTCTGGCAGATGGCTACTCACGCATCTGTCTATGGCCGGTCTATTGTAAAGACTGTCTGGAACTTCAATCGAAAGCGCCCTGACTTTATTGTGCTCGATCCGCGCTATGTCTTCTTCGATATGAGTGCATCCCGTTGGGAAGACATTCGTTACGTGATTGAAGTTACGACGCTCACAAAGTCTGAATTCTACGCTCGCACAAAGACCAAACTCAAGGGCAAGGGCCGAAAGAAGCAATATGATGCTGGTATCGCTAAGCAAGCCCAGTTTGGGAGCTTTCCCGGATGGTTGAAGGATAAAGAAGAAACTTCTACCGAGTTGAGCGAGAAGATCCGAGAAGTCTTTGAGTGGGTTACGGTCTACGAGGTCTACGATTTTACCAATGATCGTTACTACCACATGCTGGAAGGGATCGAAGACCCGCTATTTATGGGCGATCTTCCTTACGTTTTTGTACGCAATCCTTTTTCCATTCTCTCTTTCAATGACAATCTTGCTGACATTGGCGGAATGGCTGACAGTCAGTTGGTTGAACGCCAGCAGCGTCGTCTGAATGAGCTAGATACACTTGAGCTTCGGCATGCTCAGTCAAGTATTCCAGTTACGGTTGTTAACGAGGCTCTCTGCGATAATCCTGAAGATTTCATGGATCAAGTTGCTGAGGCTACAAGCCCCGGAGATGTTGTTCGTCTTCATGGAAAGAATGCTGCCCCTCTCGGCGAGATCCTGGGCAACACGCCCACGTCATCATTGACACCTGATTTTAGTCAGATTCGAGATCGGATTGAGGCTTCAATCCAATTTGTCTTGGGTATTCCTGAATATGCGCGTGGAGTTTCAGGTACTACTGAGGTAGCGACTGAGCTTGCCTTGGTTGATGCTGCTATGCGTACCCGACTGGGCCGACGTACTAAGCGTATTAATGATGTAATCGTCTCATTGGCTGAGGGGATTATTGGTCTATATGAAGAGTACCTAGATTCAGCAGAAGAGATTCCAGTTCGCGTATCAGGAACTCAGAAGGCGGCTAAGGTCGCTCGAAAGCATCTGATTGCCCGTAGCCCTCAGATGGCTGAAGACATGAAAGCAAATGGGGAACCGATTGAGGATCCTCTTGAAATTGACTTTGAGGTTATTCCGTATAGCCCCACTGAGAATAGTAAGACTGCTCAGGTCAAGAAGCTGACACAGTTTATGGAAATTCTGATTCAGAATCCGCATATTGATCAGAGAAAGCTGACAACACATCTCCTAGAAGTCTTGGATATCCAGAATGATGTCATGGTTTCTGAGGAGGAGATGCAAGCTGCTCAACAACAGCAGATTGATATGTCTCAGATGGAAGCCCAAGCTGGTCAAATGGCTGAGCAAGATAT